ATTGTGGCTTTGAAAATTTGTTGATTCTTTTTGCTTATTGCAACAATAAAATCTTGTTTACTCCCAGCAATGTCCATATACCACGCTCTTGAGCGATCCCAGTCGAAAAAATCTATGGCTTCATTAAATTGTTTTTGAGAAGAAGCAAAAGTTGTTTTTAAATCTCCTCCAAACCCCATTGCTGAAAACCAGAAATCCCATTTGCAACGAGTGTCAAGTGTATATTCAAAATTGCCGTATTGGAATTTTTGATTTTTGTTTATCATAAATTTCTGTTTATCGGATTGTTCCAATGCATATTTAATGAGCGGATCCCGGCGGGCTTCCATACGGAGTGACTTGATCATGGCTTGTGCCAGTTCCCAATCTTCGCCGGAATACAATACGTCATCTACCATATGTTTGTCATATCTTACCCGTTCGGGTTCTGTCAGCATCGCATCCACCAGACTCCCGAACTTGAACGCCTTCTCCTTATCCCCGTATTGCGTACGGGGATAGAGGAGGTTCTTTAGTTCTGTCAGGTCTGAGTTGCTGACCTCAGACCGTTGGTAATACGTATCTTGCATCTTCTTCCTTGAGTTTTAAGTATTCAATGACCGCGAAGTCAAATTCAAAATCGTAAGTGTTATCCATCAGCCACCGGAACCATTTGCGGCCCTCTTCCGTATCGAGGATCTTTTTTAGGTTACTCGGTGTACGCCTGTATTTCCCGAAGTTTATCCATGAGGACAGATATAGCTTTCTCATATCATTTGGCTATTACGTCATCGACATATCTCACGAAAGCGGACTGGATTCGCTCACCGTCCTTATTGGCTGTTTTCTCGCAATAGGAGATCATCTTCTTATGGATCTTCTCAAGATCCTCCATGCTCATGTTGATACCCTCACGCATGAACCACATCTGGTATACCTGCATGAATCCTTGTGGATTGGTGACTTGGATCTTTTTCTTGATCTTCGCCTTGGTAGGGGTAGGAGACATACTGGCGGCACTGAAATCGAAGGCTGCCTGTACTTCCGCGGTGGCTTTCTCTGCCTCCGCCTTGGCTCTCGCCTCCTCTTCCTTGCGCTTGCGTTCCAGTTCGGCCTTTTGACGTTCTTCCGCCTCTTTCCGTTTGCGCTCCTCCTCCAGCCGTGCCGCCTCAATTGCATTGGTCTTGCGAATTTCCTCTTGCTCCTCCAGCTGTTTCCGGAGGGATGGGAGGCGGTCGACCAAGGATTGTTTCAGTCCCTCGATCTCGAAAGCGTATCGATCGGAGTATTCTTTTTTCTTTAGGATGGCTATCTCGTTCTTGATCGCTTTGCGGGTCTCACCGTCCATATAGAATGTCTGTTTGTTATCCACGACGTTTTTCACGAAATCCGTCCATGAGAAACCGGTGCTTGTTTGCGTGATCTGCCGGCATACGTCCCCATACGTGGCTAGGGAGGCACGATTGAAAATCCCGTTCAAGGCGTTGATATGCTTCTCGACGTAGGTGGCGTACGTGGTATCGAGCAAGACCGTTATGTCGGCCCTGTATTGGGCTTTCTCGTTCTCCGCCAATTGTTTTTGCCGGGCCTCTTCCTCTCGGCGTTTTTGCTCTTCCAGCTTCTTGGCGGCGTATTTGTTACGCTCCATCTGTAGCAGATAAGGGATGGTTCCCTTGGATTTGGCGTCTATGGAACCCTCTAGTGTCGTGAAACGTTTGGATATGGCTGTTAGCATTTGGGTTAACGGCTTCCGGCGGTTGTTCATGTTCTCTACGGTCTTCTTTGACTTCGCAAGGTATTCTTGTACCGCAGTGTCGATCTCGTCCGTGCCGATACCTCCATTTCCCTCAATCGTGTCCAAGAGGGTTTTCCCTGCGTTCGTGCAAGCTGAGACCGACGCCTCATTGCGGGCGAGAATATCCGGGGCTGTCTGTAAGATGCTAATGACCTCGTTAGCCTTGAAAGGTAAATTGTTATTCTGTGTATCCATGTCGATAAAATTTTGAATGTTGATATTGAACTCTTAAAATCCGGCTTCTTCATCTTCTTGTGATATTTGGGCTGTTATACCAGATACGGGTACCGGTTCCGCTTGCGGTTGCTCTCCGAATCCTTGTAAAGGATTTTCCGATTGGGGCTGGAGGGCTTGCGGTTGCTGTCCGGCTTGATTGGGCTGGATAACGGTTGTTTCTTCCAGTCCGTAGTCGATCTCTTGCGGTTCCTCCTGTGTCTCGAATGAGGAGAACTGTCCCGTGCGTACCTTGGGATATCCGTCGAAAGCGTGCTTGATAAGCTTGCTTTCCAAGAATCCCGGATCAATACCTCCTTCGCTAGAGGTATAAAGGGCATTGGCCTTCCCTTCTTTCTGCCGGGTTTGCGGGTTCCATTTCTGGTTGTTCTTAAAGCTGTACGCTTCCAATCGTTTGATATCGCCTTCCATCATCCAGTGCCAGTCCACGGTACCGTCGGAGCGTACGATACGTAAGAAACCACCTATCACCTTGTTGGACTTTCGGGGGCATGCCGCTTGGTAGGTCACGGTCTTTACGCCGTCGATCAACCCAGGGGAGAAGGTATCGCCCTCATAGCAAACCACGGGATTATCCACGTAACGGACTTGTCCGGCACGTTGCCGCATGACTAACTCGCCATATCCGGTGATGGAGAGATAAGCACGTAGTTCGTAGATATCGCTACCGTTGTTATCCTTATAGCCGGTCTTCGTGCTACGGGGAAGAATATAACAGTGCGGTCGTCCTGTCGGGTCAAGTGACAGGCCGTTGACCGCTATATCCAAAAAGCATCCATAGAGGGATAATGGTGTGCATTTTTGCAGTTCCGGCTTGTCTTGTAAGATCTTCCGGAAGTTGAATTTCTCTTTCTCGTAGATTTGCGCTCCTTGGGCGGTACCCCAGATCGCGTTATACATTTGGATGAACTTTTGTTCTACCCTGTTATCTTCCGCTATCATGAGCGGGTTTAGCTGATTCAACTCAGCTACTTTGATCTGAATTAGATTCGACATGATGTTATGTTTTTAAATGTTAGTTACCAATGTTTAGCTATCATGTAAGCCATTGCCGCACATCCGGACGTCGTGATGATATGCAGGAAATGTCCTAGGCAAATAGCCACGATTCCAAGTATGGCGAGCGTTCCGAAAAGGATGTAAAATCCCCACCTCACCGCTTGGGCGAGTTTCCAGTAATCTGTTTTCATACGTCAATGATTTATTAGCAATGCGGTTTACCGTCCGTGAAATAGCGAGTTGGATGGGTATCGTAAACTTCCTTTTGCAACGCCTTGCCAAGGTGCCTTGCTATGTTAATGATTCATTTAATAGTCGTATGGATTCAGGGCGCACTTATACAGGTTTTCCAGCCTGTACTCGATTTTGCCCGGTCGCTTGTAACGTTGTAGCCTACCTTCCGAGACCCATCTTTCCACGTTCTGCCTCCCGAAACGGAGGTGCGCTTCCTTTTGCCCGATAAATTCCCGGATACCCGCTTGCATCCTTGTGATTTGCCAAGCAAGGTATTCGATCTCGATCTTTCGTAAAGAAGGTATGCTTTGATAGGTGTTTTCGGTTGGCATGGTTATTCGCTTTTAAATAGATTCTTTTCGTTCGCATATCGCATAAACTCCGCCATAGAGTGTATCGAGAGTTTTCGGAACACGTTCTTCCGGTGGTTCTTTACGGTGTGGGACGATATAAAAAGCGCTTCCGCAATCTCTTCGTCTTTCTTGCCATAGTAGCAAAGCTCCATCACCCTAAGTTGACTGTCTGAAAGTGTGCTGTTGAACTTCGGTTCACAGATTTTTTTGAAGCCATCGCATTCCCCACGCAGCGGACAACCGACAAACTCAAATTTGAAATTCCAGTTCTCATCCACGTCTATCATGTTATCGTACAGCCCGAAGTTGCATTTGATAAACCTGCGTACAGCCAAGAAATCCCGGTAGCATTTATTCCCGTCGTAACGGGCGTAATACTTGCGGAGTGCCGCATAAGCCTCCGGATAGAACTCTTCCAAAATCTCAAGGAAACTTTGAATGAAATCCGTATCGGACTCTTTCAACTGGCGTTCCGGCTGTCCCTGCTCTTTGATAGTTACTTCGCCGGAGGGGGTGGTATAGAATTCTATTGCGCGCATACCTTATCCTCCTTTGGGAATAACTCGCTGGCAGGGATGCCAAGTTCTTGTGCAATTACTGTTTGTGCCAATGCGTCCGGTTGGTAGACTCCCGCTACCCAACATCTGACGGCCGATTCAGATCGTTTGGTAATGGTAGCTATCTTTTGGATGAAAGCCTTCTTGGGCGGCGTGTTGTCCATGGAGAAGTATATCTCTCTGAACGAACGAGCACCAGTCTCATGACCTTGTAGGTTTAATTTTTCCATTTTTGCCTCCTTACATTATTATATATGTTCTAATTTCTTTACCTTTGACAGTGTATTAATGATTACAGGT